GCAGAACGGCGATCAGCCGCTCAACGGCTACCGCGTCGCTGTGACCAACAACGTGCCGTCGAACCTGACGAAGGGCACCAGCACCACGGTCTGCTCGGCCGGCCTGTTCAGCTCCGACTGGAGCATGACGGTGATCGGCCTCTTTGGCGCGCCCGACGTGACGGTCGATCCCTATACCAAGGCCGACACCGGCCAGGTCAAGATCACGCTCAACCAGTTCGCCGACATGCAGCACAGGCTGCCGGCCACCGTGAGCAAGATCGACGACTGGCTCGCCAACTAAGCGCCGCCGCGGGAGGAGGAGACTCGTGGCGCGCTCGCGCAAGACCCCGGCCCCAGCCCCGGCAAAACAGCCGGCGCCGGGGCCGGTTTTCCCGCAATGGTGGTGGTGGTCATGACCTGGAGCATCGACACCGCCTGCGGCTTCGAATCCGACAAGATCAAGTACGAGGTTCTGCCGTACATGACGCGCGGCGGCCTCGACATCGGCTGCGGCGCGAAGAAGGTCTGGCCGCACCTGATCGGAATCGATTCCTGCCGCGACACCGAACTCTTCGGCGTCGCCATGAAGCCGGACATCGTCGTCGGCACCGCCGAGCGCCTGCCGCTGTTTGCCGACGCCTCGGTGGACTGCGTGTTTTCCAGCCACACCCTGGAGCACATCGACGACTGGCGCGCCGCGCTCGCCGAGTGGTGGCGGCTCGTGAAGGTCGGCGGCCACCTGGTGCTCTATCTGCCGCACAAGGACTTCTACCCGAACATCGGCGAGTCGGGCGCGAACCCAGACCACCGCCACGATTTCCTGCCCGACGACATCATCGACGGAATGCGGGGCATCGGCGCCGACTGGACGCTGATCGAGAACCAGTCGCGCGACTGGGGCAACGAGTACAGCTTCCTGCAGGTGTACCGCAAGGAAGCCGCCGGCGCCGGCCAGCGCCATGCCTGGGCCGCGCCGCGCCATGAAAAGACCGTCGGCATCGTCCGCATCGGCGCCAAGGGCGACGCCCTCTGGGCCAGCTCGCCCGCCGCCCTGTTCAAGGAGCAGGGCTACCACGTGACCGCCTTCGTCGCCACCACCGGCGAGGAAGTGCTGCGCCATGACCCGAACATCGACCGGCTGGTGACGCTGCCCAACGGCGTGCTCAACGACGACGAGCTGCTCGCATTCTGGGCGCACCAGGCGGTGAAATTCGACCGCTGGGTCAACCTCATCGGCTCCGTCGAGCAGCGCCTGCTCTATCACCCGTCCAGCAACGAGTTCTACCTGCCGCAGTCCCTGCGGCACCGCTTCGGCAACGCGAACTACCTGGAGATGATCCACGACTACGCCGGGCTGCCGCACGACTTCCGCCAGAAGTACTACCCGACCGCCGCGGAATTGAAGTGGGCGCGCGAGACGCGGGACAGGCTGCTGCCCGCCGGCCCGCTGGTCGTGCTCAACGCTTGCGGCTCCGGCCCGGCCAAAACCTGGCCGCACGCCCAGGCCTTCCTCGAGCGCATGGCCGCCGCGAAGATCGTCACCGTCGTCCTGGGCGACCTGCGCGGCATCGAACTGACGGAAGTCAACGAGTACACCGCCATCGTCGGCAACGGCTGGCCGGTGCGCGGCGCGCTCGCCTTCGCCCAGCTCGCCGACGCCGTGGTGGCGACGGAATCCATGATCGCCAATGCGGTCGCCATGGAGCCGATGCTCAAGGTGATCCTGCTCTCGCATTCCTCCAACGAGAACCTGACGAAGCACTGGAAGAACACCGCTGCGCTGGAAGCGGACGGCGTTGCCTGCCACCCATGCCACCGCATCCACGCCACGCTCGACTTCTGCGCGAAGGACACCGCCACCGGCTGCGCCGCGTGCATGGCCAGTTACGGCCCGGACATGGTGGCCGACTTCGTCATCGGGCGGCTGAGGGAGGCGGCCTGAAATGTACGCCGAGGACCTCGACGCCTTCCTGAATGCCGCAGACTTCGCCGAAACGGCGCTGTTCGGCGCCACCCCCATCGTCGGCATTTTCGACAACGCATACGGCGCCGCCTTCGACGTCGCCGGCAGCACGCCGACCTTCACCTGCAAGAGCAGCGACGCCTCCGGTTTCAACCCCGGCACCTCCACGCTCACGATCCGGTCCTCCTCCTACCTGGTCGTTGGCGTGGAGGCTGACGGCACCGGGCTGTCCGTGGTGCGGCTGCAGGAAGCGTAAGCCATGGCAGACCACCTGCACCGCCAGATCCGCGACGCCGTGAAGGCCGCGCTCACCGGGCTCGCCACCACGGGCGCGCGCGTCTACGCCAACCGCCTGCAGCCGATGCAGGACGCCAACCTGCCGGGCCTGCGCATCTACGCCGACGAGGAGAACGCCGAGGTCGGCACGATCCACGCGCCCTATCTGCAGTCGCGCGAGCTGACCTTCACCGTCGAGGCCTGCGCCAAGGCCGTCAGCGGACTCGACGACACGCTCGACGAGATCGCAAAGGAAGTCGAGGTTGCGCTCTCCGCGGGCGTGACGCTGTCCGGGCAGGTCCTGCCCGTCTTCTACACCGGCATGAGCTTCGACGACGAGCTGCTCGACAAGCCCGTCGGCGTCAAGCGCATGCGTTTTTCCATCCAGTACACGGCCATGAGCAATGCGCCGGACGTTTTGACCTGACGAAAGGAGCCATCCATGGCAACCGCAACCAAGTGGAGCAACATCCAGATCGCCGTGCAGTCGGCGCTCGCCGCCGCCGACACCATTACCGCCATCACCAAGGCCAATCCGGGCGTGGTCAGCTCGGCCTCGCACGGCATGGCAAATGGCGCTTACGCCGTCCTCTCGACGCAGGGCATGTACCAGCTCGACGGCCGCGTCGTGCGTGTGGCCAACCAGACCGCCGGCACCTGGGAGCTCGAGGGCATCGACACCACGCTGTTCGACACCTTCAGCTCGGGCAGCTCGCGGGAGATCACCTTCGGCACCAGCCTCTCGGCGGCGGTGTCGATCACCGCCTCGGGCGGGGATTTCGACTTCATCGACGTGACGACCATCCACGACAACGTCAAGAAGCAGATCCCCGGCACGGCGAACCCGGCCACCTTCAGCTTCGAGTGCATCTGGGACCCGGCCGACGCCGGCCTCGCTGCGCTGAAGGCCGCCTCCGACGCACAGTCGCAGCTCGCATTCAAGTTCACCTTCGCCAACGGCCGCATCCTGGTGTTCACCGGCTACGTCGGCTGCACCATGCTGCCCACCGGCAGCGCGCAGGACATCGTGAAAACCAGCGTCGTCATCACGATGTTCGGCAAGCCGACCGTCTACGCGAGCTGATCGCGATGGCGCTCAAGCGAGACCAGATCGCCGCCCCCGTCCTGCCGAAGGAAGCCGTCGAGGTTCCCGAGATGGGCGGGGAGGTGGTCGTGCGCGGGCTCCTCCTGCGCGAGCGTCTGGCGCTGTTCGACGACGCCCAGGGCGGCGAGCGTTACGGTCACATCTCCGCCGTGCTTGCCGCCTGCGTCGTCGATGCGGACGGCAGGCAGGTGTGGTCGGCCGAGCAGTGGGAGCAGTTCGGCGCCCGCCATTTCGAGGCGGCGCTGAGGCTCTTCGACGTCGCCCGCCGTCTGTCCGGGCTCGACGCGGAGGAGCGCAAAAAAAACTGATCGCGCGGCCGGGGCGCCGCTTCGCCATGTTCATGGCGCGCACCCTGGGCCGCACGGTCGAAGAGCTGGAGGCGACGATGAGCGCGGCGGAGTTCGGCGACTGGGCCGCCCTCTACGCCATCGAGAGCGGCGAAGCGAGCGGACCGGCGCAGGCGCCGGAACCCGAACAGGAAATGGATGTGGACGAGTTTTTGAGGCGAACCGGCAAGCATGGCTGACAACCGCACCACTGTCGTCATCACCGCGAAGGACGAGACCCGCGCCGCGGTCAATTCGGCCGTCGCCGGCCTGCAGTCCATCGGCGCCGCCGCCGCCCGCCTGCCGCTGATCGGCACCACGCTGGCCGGGGTCTTCTCCGGCGCCGCGGTCACCGCGGGCATCAAGTCCGTCATCGACGGCGCCGACCAGCTGCAGAAGGCGAGCCAGAAGTACGGCGTCGCCGTCGAGCAGCTCTCCGCGCTGTCCTACGCCGGCAAGCTCTCCGACGTGAGCCTGGAGGCGATCGGCACTGGGCTGAAGAAGCTGTCGGTCAACATGCTCGACACCGCCGCCGGCGCCGGCGAGGCGAAAGAGGCCTTCAAGGCGCTCGGCGTCGAGGTCAAGAACGCCGACGGCAGCCTGAAGTCCTCCGACCAGGTGCTCGCGGAGATCGCCGACCGATTCGCCGGCATGGAAGACGGCGCCGGCAAGACGGCGCTCGCCGTGCGCCTGTTCGGCCGCGCCGGCGCCGACCTGATCCCGCTGCTCAACCAGGGCTCGAAGGGTCTCGCCGACATGAAGGAAGAGGCCGAGCGCCTCGGCGTCATCGTCGGCGGCGACCTCGCCCGCGCCTCCGAGCAGTTCAACGACAACCTGACGCGGCTGGGGGAGGCGGCGCGCGCCA